GTTCAAGGGGAGGGATCTCAGTTTCCCCGATCATGAGGAGGAGGAATATAATCCCCGGCGACGAGACTCCCGCTTCGACTCGCTTCGCTCGTCTCGGGGAGTCGTCGCCGGGAGCGGGCTTCGCCCGCCCTTGTGGGAGGAGCGTATAACTAGACATGGCTCGCAAGACGGACAAATCCGCCGCGCTCAGAATCGCCGAATCCGGGAGAGCGCCAATCACTACCGCCGACATCGAACGCTATCGCGACGTTTGTGCCGCTTTCACAAAAGCCGACACCGCGAAGCGGGAAGAGCGAGCGGTCCTTCTCGCGCGTCTTCAGGCCGGGGCGAAAGTCGAAGAGACTTCTCCGCTCACCGTGGAACTATCAAGCTACGGCGTTCTCGATTGGGAAACCCGCTTCTACAATCTCCTCGCTAAATTTCCTCGGGAGGAACGGAAACGACTTTTGAAAACGGTTTCCGCCGTCACGCGCGAGCAGTACACCCTCAGGGTCAAGAAGCGGACCGCGAAGAAGACCGTCGCGAAGCAGACCGCCGCAACGAAGGCCGTCGCCGCATGAGCGAGCTTTTCTCCGCCGCCGAGCGGAAGCGCCTCCTCCCGTTCCGCTCTCGCGGTATGCAGGTCATGACCGCGTTCGAGGCTCACGTCTCCTTGAAACTCGGGAAAGAGTTTCGCCTTCACGCGGAGACGGACGCCGTCCGCTTCGGTTTCTGGCAGCTTGGCGCGGTCTCGGAGCGGACGGCGGTTTCAATCCCGGCGCTCCTCGATCTTTTGTTTCAGCGGTACGCGGGTTCCTCCTCAGGAGTCCGCCGGAAGCTCACCGCGAAGCAGGGGCCGCTAGGAATTCCGCTTCGTGTTCTCCTGTCGGCGAAGGCGCTCGAATGGCTCGAAGGGGAAGCGCGGGCGATCTACCCCGACGCTCCGGCGAGCGCCAAAGTTCAACGCCGTTTGCTCGCGTCGCTCCCGCTCACGGGATCGCCGAAATTTTCCGATCCGCTTCGCCTCCGGCGTGAGTACCGCCGGACGCTCTCGACCGTGAAGCGGAAGGCTCGGACGCTCGAAGCCTCGGCTCGCATCCGCCCTTACCGGGGAAACCCGTGGAGTTCCTAGACAATGCCCTCATACCTCGACGACGAGGACTTCCTCGACGCTCTTCTCGCCTACACCATCTCCGACGAAGTCTTCCTCAGGAAGAACGGGCATATCGTCAAGGCGGACGACTTCAAGCCGCAAGCCGGACAAACGGGCGGGCGTGACCGTTGGGTTATCGCGACGAAGGCGCTCGAACATTGGGAGACCTATCGGGAGCCGTCGCGGGATGTTATCCTCGCCGAGATTCGGGAGCATGCCCGGCTCTCGAAGCTCAACACGCGCCGGAAGCGTGACCTCCTCGACTACGGTCGAAAGCTCATCGAGCATCCGAAGCAGAGCGTCAAATCGGTAACGCAAAAGCTCCGCGATTGGAAGCTAGAAGTCATCGTCTCGAATCAAATCGAGAAGATCATGGACGAGCGCGGGGAGGGCAAGCTCTCGACGGCTCGCTTCATGGAACTCGCTCGTGAAGCCGTCTCCGCCGACGCCCGGCTCGATCCGAAGGAGGAGGACTTCCTCGTCTCCGCGTCGATTGACGACCGTTCGGAGCGCCGCCGTCTTCGGGCGAATACGCGCTTCCTTCCGCTTCTGATAGATCCGCTCGATGCGGCGGTTCGCGCTATCGCTCGCGGGCATCTCGGGCTTATCCTCGCGCCTTACAAGCGCGGCAAAAGCTTGATGCTCATTCATATCGCCATCGCTTACACGATTCAGCGCTTGAAGGTTCTCTACATCACGCTCGAAGATCCGAAGGAAGACGTAGAAGACCGTTTCGATGCGGCGATCACGAGCATCCCACTGAAGGACCTCGCGACGAAGCCGAACCGTTTGAAAAAGCGGATGACTCGCTTCGCCGCCGCCGTCTCCGGGCGCATGCGAATTCTTGACCGCGTCGAGGAAGGCGTGTCCGTCCCGGAGATCGAGCAGATATGGCTCAAGGAAGCCGAGAACGGTTTCCGCGCGGACGCCGTCATCGTCGATTACGACGATGAAATAACGCCACCGCGTAAGCGCTCCGAGCGCCGCCATGAGTTCGCCGACATCTACCGGGACCTTCGCCGCTTCGCCGCCCGCACGAACACGCTCGTATGGACCGCATGCCAAACGCAACGCGGGACGGGCGACATCGTCAAGCTCTCCGGCGACAAGATCGCCGAGGACATCTCCAAGATTCGCAAAGTCGCTTGCGCTATCGGCATCGGCGCGGGCGAGACGGAATGGATTCAGGAATGCGGAGAAGAAACGGTTCATCTCTTCGTCGCCGCGCACAAATACGACAAGCAGAACATCGGCATCTCCATTGCTACCGACAAGGAAACGGCGCGGATCTACGACCGGGAGAAGACCTATCAAGTCATGAAGAAAATCGCCGTCACTCAGGCCGGAGCTACCGCGAATCAAGGCGGGCGCGTGCGATGATTCTCCTCGCTCGTCAGGAGGAATTTTGGAAGCGTGTCAAGGTTTCCGAGAATTGTTGGTTATGGCTCGGCGAGCGCCAATCTCAGAAAGCCCTTCCCTACGGCTTGTTCGCCTACTTCGATGAGGAAGGCAAGCGCCGCCGGATCGTCGCGCACCGCGCCGCGTGGCTCATTCACTACCGCTTACCGATTCCCTTCGACAAGGAACTCGGGCATACTTGCCATGAGTCCCTTTGTGTCCGCCCGTCGCATCTCGAACTTGTCGATCATAGCTTCAACGTGGCGATCAGTTTGTTAGAAGGCCGGAGGAAATCCTCCTCATGATGTTCCTTGAGTTCTTAACATTCCGGGGAATTCGTTGGAAGCGGGCGAGCGGACACGGGGAAGTTTGGATCGCGTGTCCATTCTGCAACGACGATCAGCTTCGCTTAGGACTCAACTATCAGAAGAACATCGGGCATTGTTTCCGGGGAACTTGCGGATGGAAGTCCCGCCGGGCCGTCCCGCAAATCTTGAAGCAACTCAAGACCGGGGAGATGGTCTTCTCCGATGTCGGACTCGTCGAGGGCGAGGACGAGCCGAAGGAGAAGATCGAACTTCCGCCCGGCTTCTTCCTCCTGAACGAAGTCTCTAAGTCCGACGGAAGCCTCCTATACACGCCGCGCCGCTATCTCCTCAAGCGGGGGGTCACGAAGGAACAAATCGCCCGGCATTACGTCGGCGCGACGCTTCAGGGCCGAATGAGATATCGAATCGTGATCCCCGTCCACTTCAACCGGAAGCTTCTAGGGCTTGTATGTCGCGATTACACGGGCAACGCCGAGCCGAAGTATCTAAACTCGAAGGGCGACAAGTACGTCTATAACGTCCGCATGAGGAAGAAGAAAGAGACCGGGCCGATCATTCTTTCCGAGGGATGTATCAAGGCATGGGCAATCGAACGAGAATCCCCGCATCCGTCCGGCGCTCTCCTCGGGCATTCGGTGAGCGAGCTACAGATGGAACAACTCATTGAAGCGAACTATCGGGAAGTGATTCTTTTCTCCGATCCCGATACGGCGGGCATCCGAGGAACTCTCGCCGCCGCTCAGAAATTCGCCGACGACCGCTTCCGCGTTAGCGTCGTTTACCCGATCCCAACCAAGCAAGCCGACGACTTCACGCCGGAAGAACTTCGCGCGACACTCGCGAATGTTCGCCCGTGGTCGATCACGCTCGCGAACCGTCTTCAGAAAGAGGCAACCGATGAATAGAATAGTACTCGTAGACGCGAAGAATCTCTTCTACCGCGCTCACTACGCGTTTAAGGATCTCCGCACGTCGCGCGGGAAGCGGACCTCCGTTCTTCACGGCTTCCCTAGTCTCCTCGCCGACGTGCAAGCGCACGTAGGCAAAGCCGACATCATAATCGCGTGGGACGGCTTACCGCCGTTTCCTCGGGAGGAATCTTATCGCCCGCCTCCGTATTGGCGCATCGGCTTATGGCCGCTCTACAAGCAGAATCGCAATCCGAAGAATCCCGAAGTCGAAGCCGCCGGGAAGCAGCTTCCGGCGCTCGGAGAGATGCTCTCGATTCTCGGCTTTCTACAAATCGGCGTTCCCACGCTGGAAGCCGACGACATTATCGGTCTCACCGCGACGGCGCTCGCGGCTCGGGAGAAGGTCGAGCGCGTATGGATATACTCCAACGACCGCGATCTATGGCAGCTAGCGGGCGGGAAAATTCGGATCATCTCGCCGACAGGCTCGGGCAAGATCGGGGAACTCAACGCGAAGGGCGTCGAGACGAGCGTCGGCGTCGCGCCGGATCGCATCGCGCATATGAAGGCGCTCGCGGGCGACATCGGCGACAACTACAAACCGCTCAAGGGACTCGGCGACGTTGGCGCAATCAAGATGCTCCTCGCGGGCGTGAATCCCGCGCTCGATCTCTTCGACGATCACCCGCCGAAAGTTCAGGAGGAATTCCGCGCGAAGCTCGCCGACGCTTGGCCGCTCATCCGCCGATGCTACGATCTCGCACATATCCCGCGCGAGTCTCACGATCCCCGTATTGCAGGGCAACGCGTCGGCATCGAGGCCGCAATTCTCGACGCCCGCAAACGCCGGACCCGCCGGGCGTCGAAAATAGGCATTGACAAAATGACAAGGAAGTTTCTACAATTTTGCAATCGGTTCGAGTTGACTTCCGTCTTCCAACGCCGCCGGGCGTTTTTTGAATTCATCGAGCCGCTTTAACTCAGGAGCTATTCGCATGATGTCTGACGCCGCCCTTCGCGAGGGCCGGACCGCCGCCCGAACTCTCGCCAATAAATACTATCGCCTGTTTCCCGCCGAGACCCGCGCCTATCTCGAATTCGAGGATCTCGCTTCTATCGGGATCATGCACTTCCTTCGCGTCGCGGGGAAGTTCGACGATACAAAATCCGCAAGGTACACTTTCGCCTACAACGTGATTGAAAGAAAGTTTATCGAGCTTCTTCGGCAAGCGCTCCGCCCGAAGTATCACGCCGCGCTCGTCCCGCTCGACGCCGCCTTCCTGAAGGCCGCGCCGTCCGCCGAGACTTGCGCCTTCGTTCAGAAGCGCCTGTCCCGTTTCTACGATCTTGCATCCATTGAACTCCGGGGAATCCTCGACACGCTTCGCGACGGTGGAGCGGTAACAATCAAGCCGAACCTTGCGCCGTTGCGGGCCGAAGTGGTTCGGCTTCGTCGTTTAACGGGCGTGACGGTCGAGGACTTCCGCGTTCTCGGCTTAGTGTGAAGCCGGAGTTTTCTTGCGTTGTTTGTCGCTATCCCATGACGCGCATCGACGCCGTCACCTTCCGTCTTTTTCCGACGGGCGTATGCCTCGGATGCTACAATCAACTGCAAGCTTCAACGACCTCATGCTTCGGCAAGATGTATCATGAGGAGGAATGTCCGAAGGAATGCCCGGACCGGGAAATCTGTCCGCTCTTCCAATCGGGCGAGATCAAAAGCATGCTTGAATTGACGGAAGAGCGCCGCCTCGCGTTGTTGGCGCTTGTCATGGAACAAAGCAAGTCGAGACGGCGGCTCTCGCGCAAGGCGCGAATGTTGGGACATCCGTTCATGAAAGGCTCGATTCTCCGCCAAGTCTTCGACCTATGCGAGCGGGGGACGACTCTCGAAGAGATCCGGGAGTTCTGTTCAGCTATCGGCGTAGACGCTCCCGATTACACGCGCGTCCTCTATCGAGGCTTCGCCAACGGCTACGAATGGGAGACGCTTCCGGGCATGGACGGGCTTTCCGGGCGTCCATGGAAGATCAAGCTAAAGAGCGTATAACTAAGTAGATGGATCTTGACGCTTCTTACTTTCTCTCCGCGATTGAATTCCTTGACACCGTTCCCTCGCGGAAGACGGAAAGCTCCGACTTCATCCGGCTCCGGGCCGGGCGCGGTAAGCTCCGGCTCGATCTTGCGTCCGAGGTTTCCGCGTCGGTAGACATCGCCGTCACGACGAACAAGGGCGACGAGTGGGAGACGCACGTTCCACGAAAGGCGCTCAAGGCGTTCATCGGGAAAGGGATCGAGGCGAAGCTCCGGCTTGTCCAGACGACCGGAGGGCTTACGCTTCAAACCGGACGCCGGAAGGCGACATTCGCGCCGCTCGCTACGCCTCGCTCCGGCTATGGCATCTTTCAGCAAGGGGCGAAGGAGAGCGCCCTCACCCTCGACGGGGAGCATGTCGAGGCGCTCAAGCTCGCGGCGAAGTATACCGTAGTGGACGAGATCGCGCCGGACCTTGACCGCCTTCACATTACGGAGGACACACTCACCGCGACGAACCGCGTTTCCGCATTCCGCGCCGTCTTCGCGTCGAGCTTCGCGGGCGCGGTTCCCTCCCTCTTCGCGAGCATCGCGGAGCCGGGCGGGAAGTTCTTCTTCTCGTCGGCGGGATGCCGTTACGTTCCGCCGGACTTAGACGGATGGATTCTTCACCCGCCGCCCTCGGCGACGGCGACGATTCCGATGTCGAAGCTAGACGCGATCTTCGAGGACGCCGCGAAGTGGAAAGTCCGCCTTCGCGTTTCACTCTCGGAGTTCCTCGCATGCCTCGACCGCCTCGGGCGGCTCGACTCTCCCGACAAGACCTTCCGTATTGAACGGGCGAAGGGCGAGAAGATCCTCCGGCTCAAAACTTCCTCCTCCTCCGCCGCGTTCACGGAGGAAATTGATTACGCCGGGCCGGACGAGCAACTCAACGAGGAGCTTCTCATCGGCTCGATTGTACCCTTCCTTACTAACACCGAAGGCGAAACGCTTACGATTCGTTTTGAACCGGGGACGCCCTACTTCGCGCAAGTGAAAGGCTCGACGAATCGGCTCATCATTCCCCGGCGGCGAGCATGACGGGCGTCATCAAGTGGCAAGACATCATGGAGCCGTCGAAGTCCGTCGAAGCGGACAAGCGCGGCAAATTCAAGAGGAGGAAGAAAGGGAAGTATTCTCTTGGATGCGAAGGATGCCCGCTTAACAAGACGGGCAACCGGAAGATTCTCGGGCATAAGCGGATCAAGCAACGCCGGGCGATGCTTTGGGCGCAAGCGCCCGGCAAAGAAGACGCCGAGCGAGGCCGCGAACTGAAGGGGAAAGTCGGGCGCTTCATATGGGACGCCCTCGCCGAGCATGGGCTTAGTCGCGCCGACTTCGACATTCAGAACGTCGTGAGATGCCGCCCGATCACGCGGAACGCGGGCTTCACCATCGAGCGAGATCCCACGAAGGAAGAAATCGTTCATTGCAGCGAACACACGGAGGAGGCTCTCCGGCTCAACGAGGGAAACGCCGAAGTACATATCGTATTCGGGAAGCTCACCGCCGAGACGTTGCTCGGGCGGGAGTACAAGAAAGACCGCCCGATATTTTGGAGTGAGACGCTCGCCGCGAAGGTCTTCGTCCTCGATCATCCTTCCTACTTCCTCCGGGGACAGTCTCCCGAGTGGCGGCTCAAGGAGTGGAAGCAACGGCTCGCGGCGGCTTGTTGGGCCGTGAAGAATCCGGGCCGTTTCGCATGGCTCGACCGCCTCAAGATCGTCCCCGTCTACACCGCCGACGCTTTCAGCGCTGCGATGACGAAGGCGCGGAACTCCGGCGAACGCATCGCCGTAGACATCGAAGACGCGACAGTCAACGGCGAGAACGCCGTCTTGTGTATCTCGTTCTCGTGGGGCAAGAATAGCGCCGTCGTCGCCGTCCTCGATCACCCGGAGAACATGACGCTCCGCTCGGAGAAGGAGAAGCTCCGCAAGGCGATTAAGCGGCTCCTCGAAGCGCCGACGCCGGAGAAAATTTTCCACTACGGAAGCTATGACACGATCAAGCTTCAGGACCTTCTCGGGATCGACGTTCAAGGCTATACGTTTGATACGACCTATGCCCACTATTTGAAATACACCTTCCTCCGGTCTCACGGTCTCGCGACGATTGGAACGCTTCGCTACCCGCACTATGCGGCTTATTGGGACATCGTCGATGAGTACTGGAAGTCTGAAAACATGCTCGCCGACTGTCCGCTCGACAAGCTCATCAAGTATAACGGCGCGGACGCCGCGCTCACGAAGCGAATCGAGATGGACACGCGCGACGACGTTTCTCTTCCGCTCGTGCAAATTTATATCGGGGCCGGGCGTACCTTGTGGCGCATGGAGAAGCGCGGGCCGCGTCTCGACCGGACGCACTTCGCGGAAGCGCTTTCCGTGATTCCCGCGAAGGTAACGGAACTCACCGCGAAGATCCGTCAGATGGCGGACGATCCTGAACTCAACCCGAACACGCCCGCCGAGATCGCCTATGTCATGTATCAGAAGCTCAAGCTTCCGACGCTCGCCGACATCTCCGACGACTTCGAGGGCGACGACGGCGATCTCTACAACACGCGGGAAGCGACGCTCGCAATTATTCATGAGGCAACAAAACACCCGTTCCCTCAGATGGTCCTCGACTATCGACGCTTCGCGAAGATGCAATCGACGTATCTCTCCGGCTATGAGCGAAGCGCCGATCTCAACGACGGCGAGCTTAGAACGAAATGGTATCTCACGGGAGCCGTGACCGGGCGGCTCCGCTCCGGCGGGACGAAGGACGGCGTCGCGGGCGTCATCAACATGCAGAATCTTCACGGCTCGCCATACCTGAAGAATCTCCTCGTGTCTGATGACAATTGGCGCGAGATGAAGGAGATCGTCCCCGCCAAAGTTCGGGCGAAGCTTGCACTCGAACCGGGGCCGTTTGACGGGAAGAAATACGACGACGACAAGAAGCGCGAGCGCATGCTCGAACGGTGGAAGGCCGATTATCAGGAGTGGAAAGATAGCCTCTTCGCGCTCGCCGACAAGATCCGTATTCCCGATGACGTTCTTGACCTCGACGTATTTCTCGCGTTCGACTACTCGCAAATCGAGATTCGCATGCTTGCGGAATGCTCGGGAGATCCGCTTCTCATCAAGCAGTTCAAGGCCGGACTAGACATCCATTGCGCCGTTGGAAACACGCTTAACCCCGCGTGGTCCTTCGATTACATCAAGAAGGACAAGGAGACCCGCTCGTTCATCAAGAATTGTCACTTCGGTCTAGTTTACGGTCTCTCGGAAGAGGGCCTATATTACTACTTGAAAGCGAAGGGCGTCGATACAACACCGGAGAAGGCCGCGCAATTTCACCGCGACTACTTCGCGAAATACAAGGGCGTTGCGAAGTTCATCGAGAAGATGCAAAGCTTCGCCATGAATGAAGGCTATGTCGAGAACCTCTTCGGGTTTGTTCGCCGGATCGGGAGCGAATACGACGAAGAGCGGACGACGAACCCGATGAATCAGGCCGTGAACTCGCCGATCCAAGGGGCCGCGCATTGCCTCCTACTGGCAGCGATGGCGATGCTCGACGCCGAGCCGGGCCGCTTCAATCTCTTGCAAACGCCGATCATGGAAGTACACGACGCGCTCGTTTTCAAGGTCAAGCTTCGCAATCTCCGGGCCGCGTTCGCGCAAGCGAAGAAACTTCTTGAGGAGGATGTTCTCGATTATCTCGAAGGCTTGTACGGGTTCCGCCTGAAAGTCCCGCTCGTATCGGAAGGCTCCGTCGGGCTTCGCTACGGCGTCCTCGTCGATTACGACGGCGGGCCGATCACCCGGCTCCTCGTCGAGTGGTTCGGCGACAACGAGAAGACCGACGCCAAAATGCGGAAGGAGTTCCCGCTCCCCGTCGCCGCGTGACCGGAGGAGCGTATAACTAATTAGGGCATGACGGAAATAGAACGAATTCTCTCGGCGGACGTGGATCTTCAGGCTCTCTTGAAGAAGCTCGACTTCGCCGACGACAACGTCGAGCAAGCGAGCTTGGAGCAAGCGAAGCTTTTCGTTGGCGTCTCTTCGATCCGCATTCAAAAGATGCGGGCGCGACAGAAGTACGCGTCTATGGTCGAAGTGAAGAAGGCGGCGCTCGGCTTGCGTTTTCGCAAGGAGGCGCGGGAGGAAGGGGAGAAGCTTACAGAAGCCCATATCTCGGCACGAATGGCACGCGACAAGAAACTTCGCGCTCTCGAAGACCGCCTCGCGCAAGCGGAAGCGGAAGAGGAATTCGCGAAGCTCCTCGTCGAAGCTTTTCGCATGCGCCGGGATGCTCTCCGAATCATCGGCGATCACCGTAACAATGAGGCGCTCGCGCTTCGGTCCGGCATCGGACGGACTAAGCTCATGGAGGACGTGACCAACGCACGGGAGCGCCTCCGCAAGAAGTACCCCGGAAGGAGAGTAACGAAATGAAAGACTACCTCTTCGCGGCGTTTGTGATTGCGCTTTCGGGCGTCGTCCTCGCGGGACTCACCCGCTTTGCGATCTCCGCGTATTTTGAAACCAAGCAGAAAATTCTAGGCTCCATTTTTGGGCCGGATCAAGTAAAGGAGAACTAACAATATGGGCGATCCCCGCTCAGACTGGAAACAGAAGATGCAGGAACGGGCGAAGGAGAAAGCCTCGGGGAAGAGCTTCAAGCTTCCCGAGGGCGATACTACCTTCCGCGTTCTTCCGAACGCAAACGGGATGGACAAATCCCCGCTTTACGAGTTCATGGTTCACCGTGAAGTCGGACCGAAAGGGCGGCTCGTCCGTTGCGGCAAATCGCTAACGGGCAAGGGCCGTTGCTGGCTTTGCGATGTCATGATCCCGAAGCTCCGCGACTCCGGCAATTCCATCAAACGGAAGAAAGCGGAAGAGATGGTCGCTAAGGAAAACATGGCCGCGCAAGTCGCCGTCATGAATACGAAGACGGGCAAGCTCTCCGGTCCGCTTCTCTTCTATGTCCCGACGGGCGGCGCGAACGCCTTCGGAACGAAGCTGATGACGCTCCTCGCGCGTGATGGCCGGAGCTACGAGCATCCGAAGAAGGGAAAGAATCTCACGGTGAACCGTACCGGGACAGGAATGAAAGATACTCGTTACGGTCCTATCGAAATGGACGACGAGCCGAGCGTGGTTCCGTCGGAAATCATCGAGAAGCTCAAGCCCTTCAACGAACTCGTTAGCGCCTACGATGAGGAGTTCATGAAGAACACCTTCTTCGGCAAGGAAACCGCCCGCGATGACTCGCGCGGCAAAGCCTCGCGCGACGACGACGATGACGACGATGACCGTCCGAAGCGCGGCAAGCGTTCGCGCGACGACGACGACGACGACGACGGCGATCCTGATGACGATGACGACCGTCCGAAGCGCGGCAAGCGCCGCGACGACGATGACGGCGACGACGACGACGACGACAAGCCGAAGCGTGGCAAGCGTCGCGACGACGACGATGACGATGACGACGATGATGACCGCCCCAAGCGCGGCAAGCGTTCGCGTCACGATGATGACGATGACGATGACGACGGCGGCGGCGGCGACGACGACGACGATGACAACGGCGACGACGACGATGACGACGATGACCGTCCGAAGCGCGGCAAGCGTTCGCGCGACGACGACGACGACGACGACGACGGCGATCCTGATGACGACGACGGCGACGGCGACGGCGATCCCGATGACGACGACGACGACCCGCCGAAGAAGCCGGGCAAGCCGGGCAAGTCGGGCAAGGCTCCCGCGAAGAAGGCGGAGCCTCCCAAGAAGCCGGGCAAGGCTTCCGCTCCTCCGAAGGGAGGCAAGCCGCCGGGAAAGTCCGGCAAGGCCGCGACGAAGAAGACGGGGAAGAAGTAGTTCCCTTTTAACCCGAAGGGGCGGGCGCAAGCTCGCCCCTTTCCTCGTGAGGAATTATGAAGAAAAAGCAGATCAAGACACCATCGGGGATCAACCCCGTCTCCTTCGTCGATCAGGTCCGCACTCGGCTCGGGCGGAAGGCGAACTCGCAACGAGAGCTAACCTACTTGAACCTCCGCGACGATCATCTAAATTCCGTTCTCGGCGATCCGAAGCTCGGTCTCTTCTATGGGCAGATAGTCGAAATCAGCGGCAAACAATCCAACGGGAAGAGCGCCCTCGCCTACGACATCGCGGCGCTCGCGCAATCGGAAGGGGCGTTTGCTCATTGGATAGACTTCGAGCGTTCTTATAACGAATCATGGGCCGCGCGTCGCGGTCTCGATTCCGAGAAGGTGAACCTCTTTCAGCCTTACGTTGGCAAGTTCAAGGGGGAAAAAGATTCCCGGCTATGCACCGCTCAGGAGCTTCTCGAAGAAGCCGAAGCCGTTCTTGTCGAGGTTCATCAGCGCTTTCCCGCCGCGAAACAAATCCTCATCCTCGACAGCGTCGGCGCGATGCTCGTCGAAGAAGAAGCCGAGGCCGGGCTTACAGGGCAGAACATGAGAACCAATGCCGCCCTTCCGGTTATGCTCGGGAAACTCCTCCGGCGATGGATCGGGATTCTCGGCGAAGTCAACTGTATCGGTATATTCCTGAACCAACTCCGCACTAAACCGGGGATGATGTTCGGCGATCCCGATTACACCATGGGCGGAAACGCCCTTCCCTTCTACGCTCACTCTCGCGCTCGCATGCGCCGCGTGAAGGGCGGGCGCGTTCTTCAGAAGGGGAAAGTCGTCGGGATTAAGGGAATCCTCCGCAACGACAAGAACAAGGCGGGCGGCGTCGAGGGTCACGAGATCGGTTTCAAAATAATGTTCAATGGCGCGTCGAAGTTCTTCGATGCCGCCGAGTTTCGTGAGGAGGAGCCTAAGAAGTAGTAGAATCGGGAAAGCATATGCCGCGTACAAAACAAACCACCAACGACCAACAAAAGACGAACGAGCCGGACGCGCCGCCTTCGGTTCCTTCCCTTGCGGAATCGACCGCTACGGAGATGGATCTTCCGCCGCGTGGGTTCCTCCTCCTCGTGATGACACAACGGATTCAGGAGAACATCACGAACGAACAATTGAAGCGCAAGATCGAGGACTATATGACCGCGCTCGGAAACAATCGGAAAGCCGATGCCGCCGTCCGCGAGATGTCGCAATTCGTCGGGAGCCTCAACTCCGTCGCCTCGTTCGTCGCGCCGCTCCTGTACACACGGTAAGCCTATGGGGAGTACTCTCGCCGTTGCCATGCGTCCGCGCACCTTCGCCGACGTGATCGGGCAGGATGACACGATTAACGCGCTCCGGGCGCAATGGGCTTCGGGCCGCGTCCCTTCCGGCGTTCTCTTCTCCGGCGATCCGGGAACGGGGAAGACGACACTCGCGAAGATCCTCGCGGCTAGCGTGCAAGCGCCGGACAAATTCGGCACGCCGCCGCCCGAGATATGGGATGAGTGGGGCGCGTATCCCATACGCGAGACCAACGCCGCCAAGGAACGCGGGATCGACGAGATCCGGCGGCTCGTCGAAGAGGCGACGTATTCGCCGCCGCTCGGCATGACGCGCGTCTTCATCCTGAACGAGGCTCAGAAGCTCACACCGGAAGCGCAAGAGGCTTTGCTCATCCCGGTCGAGGAAGGCGGGCCGGGCGTGTTGTGGATCATCGCAACATCCGCGCCGGGCAAGCTCTCCGCCGCTCTCCGCCGCCGCTTCATCGCCTATCAGCTACGACCGCTCGGGCCGGACGACATCGAGACACTCATCAAGCGGGCCGCGAAGCTTGTGAAGTTCAAGGCGGACCTTACTCCATTCTTCGGCGTCGTCGCCGAGCATAACGTCACGTCGCCGGGCGTTCTTCTGAATGCCTTCGAGAAGTTCGCCGTCGGCGTCCCGCCTCGTAAAGCGATCCTTGCGGGCGACACAACGCTCGACTACATCACCGGGGCGCGTGCATTCGTGGCGGGCGACTGGCGTACCGTCCGGGGCTTTCTGCAAAGCGCCGACATTGAGACGACGAAGGGCTTCCGCTTGATGCTCCTCGCCTACTTGCGGACGATGCTCCTCGGCGGGACCAACTCCGCCAAGTGTGCCGACGCTATCGCAATCCTCGGCGTAACGACGCCATACGACGACACCTTCGCCGCATGGTTCGCCGCCGCCGCTTATCAATCAATCCAACTCTTCCGCGCGAAGTAGTCGTTCGCGAGACTCAGACGTTCCCGAGGAACAAAATGAAAATTCTATTCTCGTCCGATTGGCAAGTACAGGCGTCGAACTTCCCGCAAATCGACGCCGTGACCGAAGAGATCGTCGAGGCGATCAAGACGCAAGGGATCGACGCGTTCGTTCATTGCGGCGACATCAAGCATACGATCAACCCAATTGACGGGCGCGTCATCAACAAGACGCTTGCAGCGATCACCCGAATTCAGAAGGCCGGGGCGGAGGTATTCTTTAACCTCGGCAATCACGACAAGCTCGCGATGTCGGAAGACGCCGCGAATTGGTTCGAGCCGTTCCGCCGTATTGGGGTTCACGGGATGGATACGCCGGGCTTCTTGCGGCTTTCCGGGCGCGGGCCGGAGTTCCGCCTCTTCTTCCTTCCCTACATGAGCGCCGGGCATACCCTCGCCGCCGCCGACGCGTTCCGCCGCGACAAGCCGACGCCGAAGGATTCCGCGCTCGTGTTTCATACGAGCATCACAAAGGCGAAGATCAACACGCGCCGCGTCTATGAAGGGGAGGACGCGATCCCGCTCGCCGAGCTTCTCCCTACTCGCTATATGGCCGTGATCGGCGGACACTTCCATATGCAACAGCAACTAGGGCCGAACGCTTACTATGTCGGGAGTCCGTTCCCTACCGATTGGGGCGAGGCAAATCAGGCGAAGGGTTATCTTATCCTCGACACGAAGACCGGGAAGGTTACGCCGCTCGCCTCGAACATTCCGCAATGGTTTGATCCCACTTGGCCGGGCTTCACCGCGCCGCAATCATGGGCGGGCGCGAGCGTTCGGATTCATGTCCCCATCGCGAAGGACGAGACCAACGTCGGAGCCGTCATCAAGGCCGCGACGCTCAAGGCGGAGGCGAAGTATAAAGGGGCGCATATCGTCGCCGTTCCCGAAGTGAAGAGCCGCAAGGTGGAGGAGGAAGAACTCGGAATAGATGAAGACTCCGACGACTCGGAAGTCATCCGCGCATGGCTCGCCGCCTCCCGCCCGGACGAACTCGCCGCCGATGAAGCGAAGCTCCTCGCCTACCTGAAGTATCACCTTCAACAAGTCGCGGGAATCACCCGCTCGCGCTCGGGCTTTCAGCTTCACACGCTCACCGCCGCGAATATGCTTTCGTTCGAGAAGCTCTTCATCGACTATCGAAAGCCGAAGGGCTTGCGGCTTATTTCCGGGGAAAACGAAGATTGGCCGGGCCGCTCGAACGGCTCCGGCAAGTCGAGCTACTTGCAACTTCTCGCCGTCATCTTGACCGGGCGGAGCCTCAAGGGGCAACGCGCGGACGCCCTACGGCGTCGCGGGATGCCGGACAAGGGGGAATCATGGGGGAAGCTCACCGGGAAGCTTGGCGACGGGCGTATGCTCGAAATCTACCGGGGCCGGAAGCCGAAGGGCGTCTTCCTCAAGCTCGATGGAAAGGACGCCTCGACCGGGATCGGGGAAGACGGTGTTAATGCGGAGATCGAACGGCTCACGGGGATCTCGGCGGACACCCTCGCGAACGCGATCTTCATGGATCAGCGGGACTTGAACGGGCTTCTCTCCGGCAAGGATGCCGACAGGAAGCGGATCTTCGCGAGCTTCGCAAACTTGGAACGATTCGAGAAGGCGCTCAAGACGCTCAAGGCGGAACGCGACAAGGCGAGCGACGCCGCCGAGATGATTGAGCGTGACATGGAAGTATTTGAAGGCAACGTCGAGCAACTCATGGGCTTCCTCGCGACGCTACGGAAGAAGTCGGAGTCCGACGCCGCCGCCGCGAAGGAGCAACTCGCCGCCGCCCGGAAAGAACTTGACGCCGCCAAGCGCGACGAACTCGGCAAAAGGGAAGCCGTCACTGTAGCGAAGAAGGAAGAGGAGCGCCTCGGCGCGAAAGTCGATAAGGCGTATGACGCCGCCGCCGCCATAGAAACGCAATGGGAGGAGCGCGAGCGGGAGCTTCAACGCTTCACGAGCCGGAACAAGGCCGGACAGGTTTGCTCATTCTGTCAGCAAAAGATTTCCGCGCAAACCGTTGAGCGCCACACGAAAGAGATTCGCGACGCGATGAAGAAGCTCGCCGCCGAACTGGTAGGGCCGAAGGCGAAGCTCCGCGCGTGCAAGAAGGACCTAGAGACGGCTACCGCCGCGCGGGAGAAAGCGGAGAAAGTTCATCGCGCGAGTTCGGACCGCCGAAGCCGCGCGTCGGCGACGGTGGAGCAAGCCGAGCGCCGCGTCGAAGAGGCAACCGCGCCAACGGAGGAGGAGGCGGAATATCGGAAGAAGCTCAAGAAAGCCGAGGCCGATCTCCGCGCCGAACGGAAGGCGCTCAAGGCCGCGAAGCATGAGCTACTCTTTACGACCTTCGCCGTCCGCGCCTTCGCCAAGGACGGCGTCCCCGCCTACATTGCGGGCCTATTCTGTCCCCGCTTGAACGCCTCCGCCGCCTACTACTCGCAACTCTTCGGAGACGGGGAGATCGCCGTCGAGTTCCGCATGGACGGGGAGGACATCGCTATCGACATTGTGAACCCCAACGGCGGGGAGCGTCTCGGCGATCAATCCAACGGAGAGACGCGCATCGCGTCGCATATCGTGAGCTTTGCTCTATGCGATCTTCTGTCACCGTTGAATGTCCTCTTCGCCGACGAGCCGGGCGAAGGACTCGACGAAGTCAACGCCCGGCAATTCGCGAAGGGTCTTCGCGAAATGGTCTCCCGGTTCAGTACAGTATTAGTTACGACACACAACCCGTTCATTCTTGCGGAGCTTTCCGACGTTCCGCAAGTCGTCGTTACAAAACGGAACGGGATCAGTAGTGTTACGAGCAAATCCTCATGAAGAAAATTGTCATAGTAGGCGCGAGACATCTTGGATGGGAGGACGGCATCGAGGCGCGGGATCAAACCGGAAGCCCGGAAGCCGCCCGCATTGTCCAGCAAATCCTAGCGGGGATATGGGAAACGCATGGGCCTTACGCCTACGTCGTTTCCTTGAGCGCCGATCTCGGCTTCGGTCGAAGCGTCCGGGAAGCGACACTCCGCGCCGGACTCGGGTTCGCCGAAGTCACGATCCGCACTTCGGACCTCGTCCCGAAGGGAGAGCGTGAGCTTCTATGGCTCGCCCGGCACGCCGCCCTCGTTGAGATCGGCGACGAGTTCCATGTCTTCCTATCGTCCGGTCATTCGCAAATGAGCGATCTCATCGCGCGACTCGGGCAATCTAACAAACCTTGGAAATCGTATGCAATCAAAACAACGCGCTAGCCTCGGCGGGAAGGCCGTCGTCGCACGTTACGGGCGGGCCGGGATGTCTAACCTCGGCAAGATCGGCGGACTCGTTACCTCCCTCCGCTACGGTCAAGAGCATATGAGCGCCATTCGCACGAAGGCGCATCGAGACAACCCGAAGCCGCCGGAATACTACCGCGCAATTGCGAAGCTCCCGCGTCCCTCCCGAAGAAAGTCCTCCTCATGAATAATCGAAGAATCGGCTCGACGTTCGAGCGCATCGTCTCGAAGGAAATTGTTAAGGCGTGCAAGGACATCGGCGCGACGCAGAAAGACTGCTACCGGACGCCGCTCTCCGGCGGGCATCCCTTCGGGGACCGGGGCGATCTCGTCGTTTCGCCGCTTCTCGCTCCCTTCCTTCCGTTCAGCGTCGAGTGTAAGACCTCGCGCCGATGGACGCCGGGAAACATGTTCACACCGGGCGAGATGGAGAAGAAATGGATCGCGCAAGTCCGCAAGTCCGCCGGGAAGACGCTCTTCCCGATGCTCGTGATGCGAGGCTTTCGGACCGACATCTTCGTCGCTCTTCAGGAGCCGGACTTCAAACGCTATTTTGAGAACACCCGTCCGCGTATCGACCTACGCTTCATCGTCGGGGGGAGCACCGCCGACGTTTGGCGTATGGTTCCCTTCGATACCTTCCTCCGCGCGTTGCGGGATCGCGCCAAAGCCAACAACACCATCACCGTAAAAGGAAAGCCATGATCCAGACTGAAAACTTCTTCCTCAAGAACCGCAACGCCTCGCACGCCGAGGAGTTCGCCGTTACCGTTACGCTCGACGGCAAGCCTTCGCCGCTCGGCTACGTTCTCACGCCGGAGCAAATGAAGGCGATCTTCGCCGTTGCTTTCGACTTCTTCACGAACACACCGAACGATGTCCTCCTCCGCGACGGGAACGCCTTCAACGTCCTCCGCTACATCATGAACTTGACGAGCCGCCTCGTCACCGGAGAGCCGATCTCCGGGCTTTCGATCTCGATTCAGGGCAAGGACAGCATCACCCGCTCGCTCGCGATCCCGCATCGTTTCGACGCCGCGCTCATCAACGGAGCCGATAATCTTTGGATGCCGATGAGCGAAGAAGAGGCCGTCGCGCGTCTCGGGGATCGCGTCGGCTACTATCACGACGCCGCCCGCAAGCTCTCCGAGATGCGCCGGGCCGTCACCGAAGAGATCAACAAGTTCCGCGCGTCGCACCGTGGGACCGGGGGAGCCGTCTCGCTCGGCTAACAAAAACACCTTAGTACTATTGCTTTCCTCCTCCTGATAGTTTACGCTGAACATGTCGGCGGGAATGCCGTTCCCCGATTCCGGCTTCAAGCAGCGTATAACTATCAGGAGGAAACTTTTTTCTATGATTGACTTGGATAATCTCGGAGGCGCTCTCGTGCCGACGGGCAAGAAGGGCGGAGACATCGAATTTTCGGCTCCCTCCGCGATGGTCTTCCGCACGGTGGAGGACACCTATAGCGCCTTGACTAAGCGCGTTTACGTGGTCGATAAGTCCGGCTCGATGGACAATTATCTCCTCGGCATGGAAACGGTCGATGAATTCAATTGGCCGGACGATGCCCTCGCCCGCGCTCGCGCTCGTATTCAGGAAGCGCTCGGGCGCATCGCCGCATTACAGGCGAACGGGCAAGCGTCGCCGGGGATCGACGAAGACTTCATCGGGGCGCTTACGCTTGAGCAGACGGATGCTATCTGGAAATCCTTCGTCTCGCACAATGACGAACTTCTCAAGGCGGAGATTGTCGCCTATGGCTTGACCGGGGAGATCGGCGTCATGCGTAAACCCGCGTACCGCTCTCACGCGATGTTCTCGAAGATGGAGGGCGTCAAGCGGTTCGCCGCCGACATGATCCGGGAACGGCACGAAGCGCACCCGGACGCCGACACCCATCTCATCGCCTTCGATCTCTCCGCTTACTATGCGCCGCCGGGCGACGTGGAGCAACTCATCGGGCAAGTCGAAGAGCTTCACGCCGACGGCATCGACACCAACATCGGATGCGCCGTGGAAGCCGCTATCGACCTATGCGAGCGGGAAGCGAGTCCGGTCAACGTGCATCACATTATCCTCGTGACCGACGCGCTCGACACGAAGGCCGGGGAAGCCGTCGCGCCGATGGTCCCGATCATGCAAGCGCGGAACATCGTCCTCGATTTCATCCACGTTATCAGCTTGAACGAGCTTGTCCATGCGGAGAACTCATGGAAGCGCCTCAAGGAGTATTGCATCATGACGGGCGGCTCCTACACGCGCGTAGATCGCGCCGCGTCTTTCCGGGCGCGGTTTGTCGAAGCCTCGCGGAAGGTCCTTCTCCTCGGAGCGCCGGACCCGAAGGGATTGAAATAATCGCAAAGCTGTATTGCGAAAATTTTCCTCCTGAGGAATACTATCCCTATGAATACTTCCGCCGGACGCCCTTCGATTAAGGAACTAGAGTCCAAGCTCGCCGCCTACATCAACATTCACCGGAACGCCCGGCTCGCGGCGCTCGGCTCCATTCTCGAATGGTACGAGCGTTCTGTCCCAACGGCGCGGGCGAGGTTCGCCGCCGAGGATGAGATGCGTTACCAGAAAGCGCTACGCGTTCGCTCCTCGGGACTTGGAGCGGGCCGGACCGACGAGGAGCGGGAGACCGCCTATCTGATGGTCATTCGCTTGTTCGAGCGCGTGATGGTTCGCTTCGGCGTTGACCGCCCGATAGACGAATACCTCACAAAGCTCGAAAGCCGCCGCCGGGAACTGGAAGAGCGGGAAGCCCGCGTCCGGGCGCGATACGCTCATCTCGTCAATGGGCTTCAATCGGTGTTCGCTCCCTTCGGCGTCAAGTTCGAGCTAGCGCCCGACGCCCGGCTCCCGCGCACCTTCGACGCCAACAAGACGATTCACTTCAGCGTGGATTATGCCGAGGAATTGATTCAGGCGCTCGCGGTGAACGGCGTCTTCGGCGTTGCTATCGGGGAGATCATGCCGCTTGTTTGTAAGGCGCTCTCTATCGAGACCGACTCGAACGGTAAGGCCGCGATCTCGGCTTCCCTGATGGGAGAGAATCTCTCGAAGCTCGCCGTCCACACGGTTCAGTTCGTCATGGCGAACGCCGCTCAGATTCAGAAGTCCGCTATACCGCTTCCTAATGTTCCTCCTCCTGATGAAGATGTTAAGATGAAGAACATATGGTATCGCGGCAAGATGGCGAAGGTCTTCGAGTTCCTTCTCGCTTGCGAAGGAACAACGCACGTCAACACCATTCGGGAGATCGTTCCCGAAGCCGCCGACATCACGCGCATGCTTGGACTCATCGCCGAACAGGGCGACAAGCTAGGCTTGTGGAAACTGAAAAAGTACCGTAACGGCTATGTCGAATTCACTTGGATCGGCGAGCCTAAGAAAGCATAAGGAGAACTAATACTATGATCGAGACAACGAAAGCCGCGCCGTCCTCGACGCCGCCGCCCGAGCCAAAGGGGAAAGGAACCGGACCCGCCGAGAACAAGGGACCGACTCCGCCGCCCGCCAAGAAGGGCGAGGAACCGCCCAAGAAGGCCGCTCCCGCCGCCGAAGCCGCGCCGCCGAAGGCCGGGAAGGGGAAAGACAAGGGGACGCCGCCGAAAGCCGCTCAGAAGGCCGCTAAGAAGGCCGCGAAGAAGGCGGCTCCCGTGAAGAAGGCCGCTCCCGCGAAGAAGGCCGCGACGCCCTCGCCGTCGAAGCTCCCCGCGATCCCGCCGCCAAGTAAGCCGCTCTTCCGGTCCGGCTCCATGTTCGACGCCGTCTTCGTGCGTCTCCTCACCGGGAAAGAGTTCACCATCATGGAACTTTTCGCGGGCTTGAACGTCGCCGATCCGTCGCGCGTGTTCCAGCATATCAAGCAACGGGGCGACATCTCCGGCGCGTACCGCGTGGATCGCACGGGGCCGGGCCGCGTTAAGATGACGGTGAAGCCCAAGAAGGCTTAGGATCGAATCCCTCCGATCCCGAGCGGGCGCTCCTCGAAGGTTATCCCGGCGGGCGATTGGCGCATCACCCGCCGAGACCCTTCGGGGCGCTCGAAAGAAATCGTAAAGTACTATTGCATTCTTCCTCCTGAAGGAGTAGGCTCAACTCGTGGACATCTCGAACTCAAAAGGTAAATACACCAACGCCGTTAATCAGTTCTCGAAGCTGAAAGACATGATCCGCCAATCGAGCGGGCCGGAGGCGCTCGCCGCCATCATGGACCCGACGAGCAAGCTACTTCATCACCGGAGCGAACTCGTTCGCGACGTGGTTATCTGTGAAGTTCAAGCCGTCATCGAAGAGGAAGCCCTCCGCTTCATCAACATGACGAAGGAAGAACGGGAGAGCGCCGCCCGGTTCCTCGCCGATAACCCGGTCAAGTATTTGAACCGCCTATCGAAAACAATTTGTGAGCGGGCGAAGGTCATGCCTGTCGGGAACAAGCTCGGGGCGATCATAGACTCGCTATGAGCGTCTACCGAGTCAAGGCCGGGACGCGCGTGAGCGTCGCCGTTCGCGATCAAGCCTCACGGGACGATATCACCGTTCCGAACGACCTTTACTTCGACGAGCGCGAACTTCGCGCCGGGCGGAAGGGGCTTCACACCTTCGAGTTCCTCCGCGCCGACATCAGTATCATCGTCCTCCGCCGCAACGTCGTCACCCTCACGCGGAAGCCGCCGCTTCCGTTCCTCGTTCGCAAGCCCGCCCGAGTGGACTAGTACCCCGACGGCTTGATTTAGTTTGCTCGTCAGTTTACCCTTAACAAGGAGAGAACGCGTCTACATGCGTATCAATGTCATTGAGTGGCAGATTCTTCGATGGCTCCTCGATCCGATCAGGAGCTACACCGTATCGAAGGAAGGCCGGGCGTATTTCCTGAACACGGACGGACGCCGGGCGACGCGGGAAGCCGAACGCGCCGCGATCTCGCTCGTCAAGAAGCATTGCGTCGTCCCCGACAAGTTCGGGAACCACTACCTCACGCCCGCCGGGGCGAGGCTTGCAGCGGGCGAGGCTCCCGCCGCGAAGCCGACGCCGCTCCCGACGCTCGACAAGTATGAGCGCGACTTTCTGAGAGACATGCAGCGGGACGAGAAACGAGCGCCGTTGAAATGGTATACGCCGCTCATGCTTGGCGGCTCGAACTCCTCCGAGCATAGCTTCACGTTGCGGAAGCTCGTCCTCCTCGGCTTCGTGGAGACCAAGCAACGAGGCCGCGCCGACGCTACCGCCCGCACGGGCCGCGCCGCCTATCCTCCGCCGGGCTTGTGGCGCGTTGCGCGAGGGAGCCGGGCGTATCGACTCACGGAGGCCGGGCGTAATGCCAAGTAAGAAGCCGAAGAAAGCGCCGCTCCCGCGCCGCTCAGTGGACACAAGCGGACTCCGGGAAGTTCCGATCCGCGTACAGACTCCCTTTGTGCGTTTCATGTCCTCGAAGTATTGGCTCTCCCTTCCGCTTGAAGCAATCGCGACATGCCTCGGCTTGAACGAGATCCGCTTTCGCGAGGACTATGTCGATCTCAAGTTTTTCTACGATTCCAAGAGTAAACTTCTTGCATTCGTTCCGCGTCTCCGCCCGCTCACCGCCGTCCGGCACGCCCGCACGCGCGGATGGGTGAAGGGCTTCTATCGACCGTCGTCGCCGCAACGCGTTTACTTTCAAACGGAGGCGCTCCGCGTCCGCTTGGGGATCGCGTTCCGTAGCACCGTTACGTTACCCCTTTTCTTCGACGCCGAGAAGGGGCATCTCGGGGCGTTCGTGAAACTCCCCAAACCGAAACCGCCATCGAACAAAAGAAAGCCCGGCAAGACGCCGGGGACATCGAAAGGGAAGTATGCCAGTAAATGAAGTTCTTACACGCTGGAAGTCGGAAGGAATCCGGCTCGTCGCTCTCGGCTACGCCGGGGATAACATCCTTCAACCCACACTCACGCCATACCGACAGGAGCCGTCTGAAGCCGCTCTTCGGGACAAGACGGCGATCATGAGTCTCACCGAAGCGGAAGAAGTATTCGCCGACTTCGCCGACATCGTCTTCAAGGTGAACGCCGCCCATGCCTAAAGTCAAACGCTTTCGCCTCGGGCCGTGGCTCCTCCTCGTCTCCACTACCGCGCCGCGATCCTTCGGCTTGTACAATACGCGGGGCATTTGTCGGCTCTCCCTCACGCCTCAAGAGTTCCGCATCGGGCGCAATGGGGATAACACCATCATGGAAGAGAAGCTCCTCTTCGACGCCGCGCGGATCGGCTTCGAGGCCGGGCGTCACGACGAAGAGGAGCGCCGCTTCATCGAGAACCTCTTCGCCCGCGTCAACGAGAAATTGAAATGAAAGCCATCGCGCAAACTTGCACCGTCACGCTTGAGATCGACCGGGAAACGATGATCGTTTTCTTGACCGCGTTCGGTGACGCGTCGAGCTATCGCATGGAACTAGCAGACGAAACGAAGGGGACCAACGTCGCCAAGCTTCACGAGTATCAAGCGAGAGTGTACGATCAGTTCCTCATGAGGATGTCGAAGTATCGCGACAATGTCCCCATGCGTTTCGAGGACGCCGTCGCCGCTCTTCATAAGCGCGGGGAGATCCAATGAACCGACGGCAATCTCGCGAACTTGAGGAGCCGCCCGAATGTCGCTAATCGAGGACCCTCGCGCGACTACGCTCCTCGAAGCGCCGCCCGGCGTTCCCGTGTCCGTTGTCATCGACTTGACTCCCTTTATGTACCCCTTTGGGAAGCAGATGACCATAACGGAGCAAGTCGCCGCATTCCTCCGGGACCGGATGCCGAATCTATGTCGAATGGACATTGCTTTCATCTTGTGGCTTCCGAAGACGGACTCGCTTTTCTTTAGCCGTACCCGGTTCACGCTTCCGCTCATCTTCGTCCGCCGCCTTTCGCTTTCCGAGGACGTGATTGACATATTCCCTCAGGTCTCCGAATACTGGCTTCGGCTCCGGTTCCCGGTCGAAGAAGAGGAGGAGATACTCAAGGGATTCTTTCCGGGCGAGGAGCCGCCGCTCGAACGCCGTAAGTTCTCGCGGGCCGCGCTCGCCGGGGCCGTCACGGTCTTCCCTCCCTCGCACCCTACGCGAGCGCCGCCCTTGACTTGGATCGTCACCTAACGAAACCACACCAAACAACCTACATGAAGCCGGAGGCGTCAAACCCTCCGGCTTCGTCCTGAGGAAGAGGAAGATTATGCGAACGAAATCGCAACTCTATGACCGCATCTTTCGCGTTCATCTCATGCTCTCGCTCGACAACTCGATGCGGGACGTTCGGGAGGAAGTCGATTTCCTATTCTCGGAGATCCTCGACGACCGCAAGGAGGACGCCGCGAAAGCCCGGAAGCGGGCGATCAAGGAAGCGCGGGCGCGTGTCCGCCGGGCAACGAAGGGGAAGCTCCGCGAGGACATGCGGAACATGATCGACGCCGCCATCGGAGGCGACGGCGGCGTATAACTAAAGCATGACCAATTTCTACCACGACAAGACCGCCGAGAAGGTCCTTCTTCAAGCGTTCGGGGCCGTCATGCACCGCGCCGGGATCAAACGAATAGACCTCACCTTCGATCAGGTCTTCGGAGAAGATCGGAAGGTAAGCGCCGAGATCCCGCGCTTCGCCGACACAACGAAGCACCACGCCCTTACCCCGGAGTTCAGCGTCAAGGGCGACGACACGATGACCGTCGAGATCGACGCCGAGGGTAAGCCGACGCAATACCCCGGATGGACGCCGGACACGATCAAGGCCGCGCTTATTGAAGTCTTCCAGAATGACGGGGATCGCGACACGATCTTCTCGCGCGACGGATGGACCTCGCTCGATCCTCAACACGCGGAGATGAAGATAGATGCGGAAGTTAAGCTCGACGCTCTCGCCGCCGCGCTCGTCAACGCAATGAAGCGGCTCGGGAGTATCGCGCCGTGAACGCGAAGCCGTCGAAGAGCCGCTTCTCGAACCGCCCTTGGACCGCCTACCAGAACGCGCCGCTCGGCTTGTCCTACGGAATGAACGTCTCGACCCTCACCATGCAAATGCAAGCCGCCCTTCAACAGTTCGCGCAAGCCCTCTTTCACACGTCCGCGAGTATGCAGAGTTTCGCCAATGCGATGCAAGCCCTCGGCTTCGATCCCGCTATAGGACCGATCACCCTTGAGGAACTCGACTATTCCGAGGCGTTTTTAGCGGGGCGGAAAGAGCCGGAGATAAGAGTTTTGAAATGCGGAGATTCGGAAGTAAGGGAAGTAGTCGGCACGGGCTTCGTAAAGCGTTTGGACCGCATAGAAAGCCTAGAAGAGCGCCTCGGCAAGCAAGGAACACGAGTACTATAGCTTTATTCCTCAGGAAAGCCGTTCGTATGCTAGACGTTTTTACGGGGCCGGAATCGAGGAGAATGGATTCATCCGCATGAAGAAAAAGACGAGTAAAGAATCGGTCCCGTTTGAGGACCGCCGGAAGTCCTCGGGAGGAGGAAGTTCCAAACCGTTACGGGGCAATCGGAAGAAATCGGAAAGCGTATCGAACAAAGGGAAGAAGGTTTCTCCGCCTCCTCAGGAGGAAACGAAAACGCCCCATAAACACGGGGCCGGAAAGAATACGCAAGCAGCGGCAACGGGGAATCAAGGGAAGCCGGGCAAGGGCAAGAGTACCAAGGGGACAGGCACGGGAAACGCCGGGAGAAATCCCGATCTCGACCGCGAGGCTCCCGCCCGAGCGCCTCGAAAGGGTTCAAAAGCCTATCAATTTCAGCAAGCCTTGATGAACGGAACCGTTGACCCGTTTGAGATCCCCGGCAACCTCCCGCTTAAAGTTCTTCATGATCCTCCTTCGCCCGCCTTGACGAAGGCGATCTCTCTCGCGGTGGAGATCGGCGTTCCGGTCGAGGACGCGTGTCGCGCCGTCGGCGTGCATGTTCAAGCCGCGCGAGCTTGGCTCTCTCAGGGCGTGCATGATCTCCTCGCCGAACTCTCGACGCCATACTCCGATTTCATCCGAACGCTCGACGCCGCCGAAGCGAAGAGCATGGTTAGTTTCTTGACGGCTATCAACATCGGCGTCCGGCACGCCGGGACGCTTCTCGATCTATTGGGCCGTCGCTTCCCCGAGAAGTTCGGGCCGAAGGCGACGCTCGCCGTCGGCTCCGTGATGGACAACGCTACGGCATCGCTACCGAAGGAAGCCGTCAAGCCGACGCCGGAATTCATGGGGAGCCATATCGCCATCATGCACGAGCTAGGGCTTCTTTCCCCGCCGACTATAGATGTTCAGGCGGAAGAAGTAAGGGAGACGCCCGAGAGCGAAACCGTTTCGGGCGGCGTATAACTAGTTATGAAAGGAACGCGCCGACAATGTTTGTAGACTTCGACGAAGACGAACCCAAGAAACCGGAGGAATCCGATACTCCTCCTCAAGAGGAGGCGGAGGAGGAAGATTCGCCGCGCGGGATGCCGGGCTTGCCTAAGGGCTTCCGTGTTCTCAAGTCCGGGGCCGGGAGTCTTCCGCCGCAACTCCGGGAGCTTCTCGGAATGATGGAGCCGCCCGAAGGGGCCGCGAAGACGAAGGCCGGGGGATACATCACCGAAGCCCAACTCGCCGAGTTCATCGACTTTTTCAATCCCGATTGGAACGCCGTCAAGCAGAAGACCGCCGCGCTCGAATGGTTTCAGAATGCAGCATCGCCGAGCGCCAAGCATGACGCCCATTGCACCGCGCCGGGATGCAAGGCGCATGCGGGCGTCGTCGGCTTCATCACGGGGAAGAGCTTCCGTACATTCTTGAACCTCTACTTCGAGGACGACTTCCATCTCTTCCCTTCGGGGAAGGCCGTCGTCGATGAGTACATCCGCCTATGGGCGATCAAGGACGACGCCATCGCCGAGGACGCCCGCTTCCGCGTGTACGCCTACGTCTACAACGCGCAACTTCTAATCGAGTCTTCCCGGCGGCGCGAGCTTCCAGAATTGCCGAGGGTGTAATGGAATGGAATACACTCCTCCTCATCCTCACGATCTTTCTTCTTTGGTGGCTCATCTCGGAAGTTCGGAGGCTCTCGCGGAATCTTCGCGACACGCTCCGCGCCTCGGAGAAGCTCTATCTCGCGGCTCGGGTTCTCGAACTGACGAAGGACCTCACGAGGCCGGGCGATCAGGCAGCGGACAAGATCGTCGGACGCTTGGAGACGCTCGCGGACGCGCCGGGCAAGAAGACGCCCGTCTTCGTGGGGGACAAGATGAGTCGCATCGAGAGCCGCCCGCCTCACGAGGTTCCGCACTTGAAGCCGATCTACAGCAAAGGGAAGCTCGTCCGCTACGAAGTACTGAATCCGCCGGAGCAAAGCAGCTAAGGGGAGAGCATTGTCGGACAACTGGAGAAGCTCCCATCGGGGCAATTGTTACAGGAGAAGAGGAACCATGGATCGAGATGATTCGCAGACGGTAACGCCGTCAACTGAAACCGCGCCGCCCGCCGAGGATGCGCCGCGCGAGAAGGTTCGCCGGAAGGTGACGCTTACGCTTACGACCGAAGACGACTACGCTCCCGTGGGGACGGATGTCTCGCTCGACTTGAAGTATGAGTTCGACCCGCCGCTTCCTCCTCAAGAGGAGCTTCCCAAGAACGGGAGCATGACGCTCATGATCGCTCACACGTTTCTGAAGAGCGTTCAAGGATGAAACCGAGATGGGAGTTCTATCTCGGACGCGCGGGCTTCCTCCTCAGGACGCCCGCCTTCACCGCCCGGCTCGACATCGGGCGATGGTCTAACAAGTACGGGGAGAGCGGGCGAGCGTTCGCCGCCGCGTTCGCTTTCGGGCCGTGGGAATGGAGCCGGATCGTATGACACACTTTCGCGTTGAGTTCATTGAGTCTCCCATGCGGAGACGAGAAAACGGGGCGCATTTGGCGCGTGTTGAGCGCGTTCTCCACGAGAAGCCCTTCGACAGCGAAGCGGACGCCTTCCGTGAGATGGCCGGGATACGGGAGGCATTCGTCATTTGGCGCGTCGATACGACCGTTCCGAAGACGGACGGGCCTTCCGTGACGCTTACCGCGAAGACGCCGGGCCGGGAGGAATGGACGTTCGTCATCGGTTACGACGCCTTTACGAGGGCAGCGGTATGAAGACACACTATCGCGTTGAACTCGTCACGCCCGCCAACGCCGACCCGTTGCGCCTCGCGCGGAAGTACCTCCCCGAGAAGTTCGGCTCCGAGGACCTCGCCTTCCGCGCCATGGCGGAGATTCACAAGTCGTTCATCATTTGGCTTGTCACGAGCGGGGACTTCCGCGATCAGGACGGCGACGCCTACCTAGCGGAGAAGTGGACGCTCGCCGCGAGCTACGAGGTACGCTCCGGGAAAGAGCGCTCCTAATGAAGCCGGGCGTCTATCGACACTACAAGGGCGGGGTCTACTACCTCATCACGACAGCGCTCGCCGTCGAGACCGGGAAGGTAGTCGTCGTCTACTCCGCCCTCTACCCCGTCGTCGAAGGGCCGGAGAAGACCTTCACGAGGAATCTCAACGGGCCGGACGGCTTCATCACGCCCGCCGTCCTCGACGACGGGACCGTCGTTCCGCGCTTCGAGTACATCGGCGACATTCTACCGCCGGACCTTCATCCTCCTCCGGCGGCGAGCCGCGTATAACTATACATGGATCAAGCACAACACCGCGCCAACGTCGATCACGTCCGCCGGGCGCTCACCGAAGAGGGACTCACCCGGAGCGGGATTCAAGCCGCCGCCCTCGAACAAATCGAGGCGCTCGTGAAGTCCGAAGTCGCTAAGGTCATTCCGGGACCGGACAAGATCGCCGCCATGGTCAACGCCGCCATCGACCGCGAACTCTCCCGCTACGCCTCGAACCCTCAGACGATGAAGAACGTCATCGCGGAACAAGTCGGAAACAAAGTCCGGGCCGCGATCATGGAACGGATGTCCTTCACCATCGAAGCTCGCGGCTCCCTCAAGGCGTAGATCCTCGCGGACCGCAAGCCGCCCAAGTTCTAGCAGTTCATTCCGGGCGCTCACCGCGTCCGGCGTATCAACCCAACAATCAGGAGATAACACCATGCCGAAGGGCAAGAAGAACAGTATCGACGCCGTGAGCGCCAAGTTTAAGGAAGCCTTGCAAAGCTTGACCCGGCTCCTCGACGACTCGACCAACACGGCGGACATGATCCGCGAAACGCTGGAAGAAGCCGCCGACGAGATCGGAACCGCGCTCGACAAGGAGCGCCCGCCCGTCGCCGCGCGAATGCTCGCCGCCGAGTCGCCCGCCGAGGACATGCCGAAGAAGAGCAAGAAGCCGAAGAAGTAGTTCTTCATGAAGACGCGCCGCCCGGACGAACTCACACAAGCGCAAAAGACCGCGCTATGCAGTACTGTGAAGAAGACCGGGCGGCGCTTCTTTCGTTCAACATGCTGCAAGTGTTTTCACCGGACGTTGCTCCTCGAATGTCCGAAGTGTCATCACGGAATTTGTACCTCCTGTAAACCGTCATGGGATTAAGATGAAACGCCGCCGAGACGCCACAACGCCATATCAAGGGCCGATGCAACAAGGCCGGGAAGCGTACCTCGCCGGGAAGCCGCTCTCGTGGAATCCTTACGACGTTTCCAGTACGAAGGGAAGCGATGGGCCGATGGATGGCGGAAGACGCATCTCGCTCGTCTACAAGGAAAGGTTTCTCTATGAGTAAGGTGAAAGCACTATTGCAATCTTCCTCCTGAGGAGAGTACACTTCCCCTATGACACGTCAAGAAAGAATGCAAGTCCTCGGACTGATGGGAGCCGCCGCCGAGTCCGCCGTCTACATGAGCAACTCGCGGGAAGCGCAAGAGCAACACGAGATCCTCGGCGACGCCCTCAGGGATACCGCGAAGATGCTCGGCGGGATTCGCGTCCGGCAAACCCTCCGCCGTTACGACATCGAAGTCGCCGAAGAGGAGACGCCCGCGCCGAAGATCGACGAGACCGATCATGTTCTATGCGCTTGCGGGCATCCCCGTTACTCGCATATGCGGGCGGAGGATAATTGCATCGTCGTCGCGCATGGAGCGCGTTGTCATTGCGTAAGGTTCCGCGCCGCGTCATGAGGCGCGAGCCGCTACCGTTCGCCGCCGTCGCCGTCGGCGTGACGTTCTTCCTCGTCGCCGGGATCGCCCGCCGCGATTGGCACGCCGCGACGTTCTACGCGTCGCTCGTCTTCCTCGCGCTCATCGTGACGACGTTGCTATTATTTGTTCTACCGGAAAGGATTTCTCCCCATGCCTCGACACGCGAAGAAACAAAGCGCCGCATCTCGTCACCGTCATTTGCTGCAATACCTCGACCGTGGCATCGACTACGTCGGCTTGTTGCTCGCGGAAGGCGCATCCTCGGGGACCATCGAGAAAGCCCTTCGCCAATTGCGCCGGAGGATCGCCTCGGCGGGCCTAGTGTTTCCAGCGCCCAAGATGAGCGAAGTTCGCCGCATCGTCGAAGACATCACGCCGGGATGTACCGCGCACAATGCCGACACTCTCGCAAAAGCAGATGAGCGCCTCCGCATGAAGACCGGGGAGCCGACGACGACCGTCGAGCCGATCAAGCCCGCCGTTGCGCTCGCGCTCGCGGAAGAACTCGGAATCCTCCGCGACGGGGAGAGCGCCGTCATCTCGTTCGGGGACGCCACCATCACCGACGCCGACGATGTCATCATTCCGCCCGTCACGGGGGACGGGATCTTCGCGATCCTCACGCCCGACGGAAGCATGACCGCCGGGCATATCTGCGACGGATGTCCGAACATCCCGGACGACTGCTATCCTGATTCGCCTACCTCTTGCAGTATCAAACCGAAAGGGATATAATCCTCATGAGGAATATCATGCTCGCTACCAAATCACCGCTTCCCGGAATCGTTGACGCCGCCGAAAGACAATGCGCCAAGTCCCACAATCACGCCCTCGGGCTTGCCATCGCCGGACGCCGGGACGTGTTGAGCGCCGCCGACGATCTCTATACCGCCGCCGCGCTCGCCGGGAAGGTCTTACAGGACGCCAAGCGCAAGAAAGCGGACCCGGTCGAGATCGACGCCGCCCTCAGGCATCTCCGCGCCGCGCTTCGTCACGCGAAGGGGCGCTAGATGGGATGGCCGTTAGGGATTCCCGATCCGCCCGATCCTTGGGAGAGGCCGGAACCGCGCAAGGACGAATGCACTTGCACGGATCAAGCCGAGACATGCGCCGACTACGGCGACGGGCGGCTCGTGTGTTCGCGTTGCGGTTTCCCAATCATCTTGACCATTGCGCGTATAACTATTTCAGGAGAGATCATCATGAAGACACGACCTTAACCATTGCGACATCAAGGGATGCACCGATACAAAAGTTTGGGGACTCACTCGCGCCGGGCGACTCTACCGGATCAGCTTTTCGCGGGCCGTCATCGAACACGTTAAGGCAAACATCCCCGACGGCAAGCAGTATGCAACGGTTCGCTTCCACGTCACGCGCGGAGCCGAACTCGAACCCAACGAGGCGAGCGTCACGGGGCTATATGGCATCGTGTCGCGCCGGAAGGATAAGCTCCTCCGCGTCTCACTCTGCAAGGAGACGGCTCAAGTCCTTTGCGACTTCGATACCCGGTTCCTTCAGACGATCTACCTCAATCCCGCGCC